ACTGCTTGTCGTGATTCTCCTGTTGTCAAGTCTTGCCAAGTCAGAACATCGCCTGTCTTTTCAATCTCTTCTAATAATTGAATACGAGCATATGCTCTACCCTCATAGCCAACTACAGTATTAAACCTATCTGTTTCAATATCAAAACAGTAGACAGGAAAACGAATGACTCTATTGCGTGGAGATGCAATGGTCGCTTTGGCTTGGTATCCTTTAAAGGTAGGGCCAGCAGTTGTAGTAGTTGTATCACGGCTAAGTGTAAACTTGTATGCTAGGAACTCTTGTGCTACTTCAGGCTGAGATGTAGTTACTTCTACTGCACCTACACCTGAGTTGTATGTAATGTGGTCATACTGTGTTTCAAGACCAGTCTCATCTGTAGCAAGAGATGATAGCGTAAAGTCACCAGATGTAAATGTGCCACGTCCAATAAGACGCTTGTAGTTCTTGGGTTCAAGAGTAGAAAATCTAATCTTGCCTGTAGTTATAGAGCCAGATGTTGCTAATGCACCAGTGGTGCCGTTATATTCGCCTGACTGAATGGCTATGCCATTACTGGCTGATGTAGTAAAGGCTAGTTGATTACTATTACCTATAAAGTCTACAGTAGTAGCATAACCAGCAGCGATACCAAGGTAGGCGTCTTTGGCATAGGCAAAACGTAAAGATTCAATCTCTGAACCTAAGTCAATGCGGTATAGTCCAGCATAGCCACCAACTGTGCCAGTAGCCCAGACATACTTATCACGGAATGCAAAGTCACGTGCTAATGGCTTAACCGTTCCAGTGCTATCTTCAAATATCAAGGGACCGTAGGACAAGTCACCAGTTGTATCTGAGATACTAGCCACACGAATACCTTTATTGGTACCAATCATCAAGTAACCAAGGTAAGACTCAATCTTATAGACTATCTCCCCAATGGGAAGTTGCGCTGCTACAATCCCTGATGTCAGGGTAGGCATAACACCAGCAGTAGATAGAACAAACTTGTAGATGGCGGAAGTTCCGCCAGCATAACCAGCAGCATAGATGGCAGAGCCACCTTCAGAAATAGATGTCCAAGTCCAGCCAGTATTAGGGTGTGTATAGATAGCAGTAGGTAGTGTAGTAGTGCCAAGGGCACCAGTTAATTCATAGATGCTAGTACCAATACCAGCAACAAGGCGTTGCTTAACCCAACCCATCTTTACTGCAGCAGTACCAGTGGTGTAGTGATTGTTTAATGCACCAGTTGCACCAATTGTTTGATAAAAAATACGAGTTGCATTAGCAACAAATAGTGTAGTTCCGTTAGTAACTATATCTACTATTGCAGATGCAGTTGTAGCATAAGTAGTAAGTGTAGTTGCATCAGCCTTAACATCTAAAAGTGTAGTACTACCTGGAATAAATGAAATTGCTACATCAGTACTACCAGAAACGCCAGAGATAAGTTTATAGATACCACTGCTAACACCAGTATTAGTTGTCTCTTTGAGGAGAGTTACTTGTCCTTTAGTCCACACATCTACATTGTCTGAGTCAGCAAAGCGATAGTTAACTGTCTCACCAGCGGACGGGTCATAGAACTTAATGCCTGTGCCATTGTGGAAAGAAGACTGACTTCTTAGCCAGAAACCAGTGAGCGATTGCTCACCTGGTTCTGCGCCAATGTCTGACTGTTCCTTACGAAACGGTGCAGTCTGACGGATGTATGGACGAGCATCACTGATAGCGTAGAAGAATGGAAGTCCACCTACTGCTACATCATATGACTCATTAGTGTTCTGCCAAGTAGAACTAGATGAAACAATACCTAAGTCAACAGCAATAGCACGACCAATGCTGGCAGTTGAGGAGCCTCTACCTTCGGTTATATCTCTCGTTGCCACTATTGCTCCTTAATATATTTGTTCTTCTGCTTCATCTATTGCATCATCTATATCCCTATACAGGGGTACTAGGTAAGTAATAAGTTGTTCCAATTAGGACAGTAGCAACTTTGCTTCATCGGCAGTAATGCCAAGTTTAGAAAGTAGCGCCGCTTGCGCCGCCGCTTTATCTGTAGCCGCCTTATCTGCAACTAGTGAATCGACTTGCGATTTTTCATAGGCTGCAAACTCTGTATCATTCATCTCACGGTCTGTAATTTCATCGGTTGAAATATCGTGTATGCGTATCATTGGTCTAGTCATTAGTTCACTCCGTAGATGTAAATGTTGCCTTGTGCAGTCCAGTTGCCTGTTGATGGAAATAATTGGATGCTTGAAATTGCGCCAATTTTGGTTGCAACCGCACCAAAGTTCATTGATGGGTCGGTTACGGCTGGTGAATAATATCTAATATATGACACATCAAAAGTTCCCAATTGCAATCCAGTTGTTGCCGTGTAATCGGTAAAAACTATGTTGGCCGAGATATTGTTAGTGTTGGCTGTTCCTGTCATTGCGCTTGCAATCGTTGTGAAAGTATTGCCGCCAGAAGATGCTGAAGTTGCATCTGATATGCTCGCATAAGAATAAACAGCGGTTGTGACTGTGTTGAGTTGCATTTTAATATTAACATTCGTGCTAACAGTTGCCGCATTATTTATTCTTACAATTAACTGCTTGTAAGATTGTGAAATGCCAGTAATTGAAATTGAAGCCACATTAGTTATTGCTGTAGTTGATAGTAATGTCATCGAACCAGCCGTAGCCGTAGCCCACGATGGTAAACCTGCCGCAACTGTAAGCACTTGACCAGTGGTACCAATAGCAAGGGCGGCAGGAGTATTAGCAGCAGATGCATAGATAGTATCGCCAGTAGTAGTAGTTAATGTCTTAGCAATCTTTGCATCCATCTGTGTCTGGATAGCAGAGGTAACACCATCTACATACCCAAGTTCTGTTGCCGATACAGCAGCAAATGCTGCTGCTGAGTTGGCTAGGTCACGTGCTTTAGTCATTCAGTTGACTCCTCTGGGATTGGGAAGAATGCTCCGCCATCAATACCATTATTGTAATCCCAACCATTTGTATATTCAATATACTTGCCAGGGTTAGCAGCAATTACTTCATCTTCTACGCCAATAATAATGTTGACTACTATGTTATTTTCAATGACTGCAAATGTTTTCATAACTATCTCCTATATCCAGTATTCAAGTTCAATTTTGCCTATACCACCATCGCCAGAACTTTGAGTAGTGCTTGGGTTTCCTCCGCCGCCATTTCCTGCACCAGCACCTGCTGAACCTGCTCCTCCTGCTTGATTTGCACCAGCAGAAGAACCTGAACCGCCAATACCACCTGTTCCGCTAGTTGCGCCTGTAAATGTAGTTGTACCACCGCTGCCACCTTTAACACCAGTAGTACCACCTGTCCCTCCAGCACCAATTGCATATGCTATAGAGTTTCCTGGCGTGGTTGTTACATTTGTAGTAACTACTTGTCCACCAGCGCCAAACTGTGCCGAACCAGCCGTGGTAAGAGCGTTGCCATTACCACCAGCACCACCACCACCAAATAGTGTTGCATTAACATAAGTGACGCTAGTGGGAACAGTCCACGAAGTACCAGAAAGAAGAGTTACAACATAGCGAGTTTTACCAGCCGCTGCTGCTGCCACAGGAAATACTGTTGATGCCATTAGGAAATCTCCACTCCGCTAATATGGAACTTGACTGTTACTGCGCTGGCAAAGCCAGCAATAATTTGAGTTGTTGCCATTACCTGTTTTAAGTCAAACATTGCTGTTGAGTTAGCGGCAATTGCACTTGTAGTAAATATATCAACGCTGTTAAGCGTAAGAGTAAACGTAGCAGCAGATGCTGCTGAGTTAGTTACTACAATATTAGTTACTACTGTAGTTGTAGAGGCTGGCACTGTATACAGTGTAGCCGTTGATGTTCCTGCTGCTGCTCTTACCAGAGCCTTAGTTGTTGTAGCCATTAGTTACTACTTTCTATTAGAGTGCGCCCATAAGGCTTAGTGTTTGAAAATCTGTAATGCTTCCAAATGCACCAGTAGCAGATATTGTAATATCTCCTGATGCTGTTACTGTTCCAGTTAGTGTTGGTGCTGCAGAAAGTACAACAGAACCTGTACCAGTCTTAGCCGTAACCGCAGTTCCGTTAATACTAAATGAATTGCCTGTACCTGCTGTGTCAAAAGTTTTATTTGTAAATGTAGTTGTAGAAGAAGCACTTATAGGTGTAGTATAAGCAAGACCAGTACCAGCAGTTGAGTCTGCAGTTAATACCTGTCCATTAGTACCAACGGCAAGTCTGCCTACTGTGTCAGCAGCAGTTGCAACAATTAAATCACCTTTAACATCTACTATAGATTGAGGTATATCAGTCACTACGCTAAGTGCGGTAAAGGTAATAATCTCTACTATGTCATTTAAGACAAGGGCTGATAGTGCTGTAATGCTTGTGCCAGTAGTTGCTGTGTAGTCTGTAGTACGAACTAGAAGCACACCGTTAAGGTATACTTGCTCATTACCAGCAATATATGCAAGGGTCTGAGAAGACGCGTCAAGACCAGATAGAGATGTTTCTCCACCTGCAGCAATAAATTTGTAGCGATAGATAGCAGCAGATGAGGAGATAGAAGCCCACGCAGAACCTGACCAAACAAGCATTGCGGCAGATACTGTATTAAAATATATAGCACCAGTAAGTAAAGAGTTGCCATCATTATCTAAGGTTGGGTTTGAAGCATATGGTCCAAGGTATCTATCATCAAATGAATCATATGATGCAGCAGCAGCGGCAGCAGAGGCTGCAGCAGCAGTAGCAGAACCAGCAACACCATCTACATAGAGTTTAGTAGCAGCGTGTAAGTTTGATGTTGGAGCAGCAGACAAGGTAAGAAGACCTGTCATAGTTGCACCAGACTTGAGTACTAGGGAATCATAGAATGTTCCACCAGATTGGATTGCAGTTGCAATCTCACCCAAAGTATCATAGATACCAGGGGCTGAGTTAATAAGGTTATCTCTTTGTAAATCTACATATGCTTTAGTTGCAGCATCTTGTGCCAGTGTAGGGTCACCCATACCAGTAACCTTGCTAGTACCCATAGCAATAGCACCAGACATAGTGCCACCAGTTTTAGCCAACTTAGCATCTAACTGTGTTTGAATTGCTGATGTTACTCCGTCAACATATCCAATCTCAGCAGATGATACTGTAGAAGATATACCAAGTTTAGTCCAGTCAATTGCAGCAGATGCATTGATGTCAGCATTAACAATAGTGCCATCTACAATATCTGCAGAGGTAATAGTTCCGTTAAGGTTTAACTTGCTGTAATCAATAGCAGCAGAGGCATTAACATCAGCATTAAGGATAGTTCCATCAAGCAACATTGTTGATGTAACAGTTCCAGTATCTGCAACAGTTACTGCTGTGCCTGAAATCTTAGTCTTGTCAATGGCTGCGGATGCATTAATATCAGCATTTAAGATTGTGCCATTAAGAATCATTGTGCTTGTTACTGTGCCTGTGTCAGTTGTATAGACACCGTTAGTTACTGTGCCAGCAGAACCTGATACGTTACCAGTAACGTTACCTGTTAGGTTACCAGTTACGTTACCAGTTAGAGGACCAGAGAATGCTGCTGCAGTTACGGTGCCAGAGGCGGTTAGATTAGTAGCAAGTGCCGTACCCGTAAGAGTGGGTGAAACAACAAGAACTGCTGCACCAGTACCAGATGTTGAACTGATAGTAGTTCCGTTAATCTTGAAAGCATTACCTGTACCTGCTGTGTCAAAGGTCTTATTGGTAAGAGTGTCAGTTGTTGCTTTACCTACAAGAGTGTCAGTAGATGTAGGTAGAGTTAATGCGCCTGTGTTGCTGATAACAGCAATGACTGGAGCAGTCAAAGTTTTGTTAGTTAAAGTCTGTGTGTTAGTTGTACCAACTACTGCACCTGTTGCACCGTGTCCAGTGGTTGCTTCAATATGTGTGTTAGCCTCAGTAAGGTCACGACCAATAACCATATGTCGGACAATGGCACCAGCAGAGTGGGCTACACCAGTAGAACCATCAATGCCTCTAGCAATAGTAAGTGTGTTACCTGATGCGTAGTTACTGACATCTACAATTTCTTCAAGGGCCGTATCAGGGTCAATAACAACTGTATAGGTTTCAAGTGATGATGGTGTCTTACCACCCATTAGGTTGGCACCAGAACCTACAGTCATAGATGTATCACCAGAGGTGATTCCGCTACTGAGTGTGGTCTGCTGTGCTCTGGACGAGTATTTTCTAGTTGTCATTTATCTGCCTATCAAAGGGAGTAGTGGACACGGATAGGATATTTGTCTTGCTGTTTCTTAATCTCTTCATTTAATCGTTGATTAAACAAAGCGTAAACTTGCTTAGTAAGTGATTGAGATGAACCATATGGACGCTTGGAATCTGTCTCATCTGCCTGTGGGCTAACCATTGACGCACGTGCTGGGTCAAGGTTAGATAGCAAACGATAGGTAGCACCAAGAATGATTAGGTCTTTGCAGGACTCTGGTAGTTTAGTTATTGATGTAAAAACTTGGTCATTAATTGCTGTAAGGGTAGTGTAAGTTGCATTAATAGTGGTTGTAAATGCAGTAGGATTAGTAGAATAAACAACTTGAACAGTACGTCCCGAAGGGATGTAATCATAAATGGATAAAGTCTGACCACTAGTAAATGAAGTTGAGTTAGCATTACCATCAAAGCGATAGTTACGAATAGGTATCCATTCTTTACTTGCACCCAATGCTTGATATGCAACAGCAAGGATAGAACGAATATTTAATGAATCACCAGTAGCAGGCAATCTAAAGGCTGAGACAGCAGAGTTAGATGTAATTGTAGTTGTACTGGCTGCAAAGATAGATGAACCAATTGCACTGATAGTATCGTTGATTGCTCGCTTAATTGTAAAGCGTGGGAAGGTAGGTGCAATAGTAACTTTAGTACCTTCTGTGTGTGCAGCAAGAGTAGTACCTATGTATGCTCTACCATAGGGAGCAATAGTTGCAGTGTTACCAACTCTGTCATAGTTATCTACCCAGAATAGTTCTTCATCAATCTCAATAATGCCCTTGCCCACACTGTCGGTAGATGCAAGAGATAGAGTAATCGGTGCAGCAATAGTTGAAGCAGTTGCTGCTACATCTGCAGTAATGTGAGTAGCACGGTCCTGTTGAAGTGTGTAACCTGAAAGGTTCATTGACACTTCATCAATCATATCTAATAATGTAGTCACTATAGAGTCCTTAATGCATCGCTTGCGGATTTACCAGTAGTACCAGCAAGTTCATTGCAGATAGCGTTGAGTCCTTTGTATGCAGAAGGTTGACGTACTCCACTAGCCTTGATGTTAAGGGCTGCAATAAGCCCTAGACCAGATGTGCCAGCGTAAACATTGGCAGCACCTTGTGCAGCATTGCCAGTTGTACTAGCAAGACGATTTAATTCTGCTGTTAAACTACTACCCGCTGTTCCTGCCATTATTTTTTACCCTTGTTTCTCTTAGATATTGCTGCAGCCTTGGACTTAGCATCAGCCTTAGATGATGCACCCCAGGCCTGTAGGGATAAAAGTAATCTTGTTGGCGAGCCATCAGGCTTGCGCTCTGGTCCTGGCATTCCGCCCATACGTGCTAGGAAGGATGCCCTACGTGGGTTGTCTCCAGCCTTTACAGGCGCTCTGAGCGTGCCACCCTTATAAGATGCCCTGCCCTTAGCATTGAGGCCACCAGTGGGGCTCTTGCCTTCTTTACGTGTCCAGGCTGCGCTCATTATTCTTCCTTAGCCATACTTGAGAGTTTGATAGTAAAACTTCTGATTCGTCCTTGACTGCCCCTACAAAGGTATCTATTGACCAGCCTGGCTGGAACTCAACACCTCTAGGGTCTTCCCATAGATAGTCATCAAATGCCATAATCCCACCTGCTTTGAGTAATCTCCAAGCAAGCACGGCATCTTGTAGCACACCCTCTGCTGTGTGGTCTCCATCAATGTAGATGAAGTCATAGGTTGGTTCTTCAATAGAGCGCAGAAACTCTTTGCTGTCCATCTTGTACTTAATCACATTAGGTCGAAAGGCAATCCGTGAATCGTATACACGCTCAACGTCTAGCCAATCCATAGCCTGATGTTCTTCTTCATCAGAACCAGTCCAGATGTCTACATCTTCTAGGACTGAGTTCTTCTGGGTCAGGATGTTATCTACCAGCCATACAGTTGCATCGCCTGTAAAGGCGCCAATCTGTAAGAATCTAAGATTAAACTTGCCAGCAAGGGGAGTAAGTTGTGACTCAAAGTTTTCCTTTGCAGTCATCTCAAACCAGTTAGGATATTTAGTCTGCATAACCTTTACCTCTACCAAAAGCATCGTAGTAGTTCTCATCCATATTGAATCGCTTCATATGTCCTACCGTTGCAGCGGTGTCACACCACAGAGGAATCTCTGCCTTGTTGACTACTGCAAAGAAGTAGATGTCCTCACCAGTGAACTGCTTGTTAGCACCCACCTCTGTAAAGAACGGGACTCCTGGCAATGCTTCTTTAATTCTTGTTATTACACTGCGGTGCATTAGGCAAAAACCCATACCTGCAGCACTTACTTTAATAAAGGCATTCTTAGGTAGTGGGTCTAACCTTCTAATCCCAATACCAAACTCTGCCTCAGCAAACTCATAAACAGTTGCTAGTGGTTTCATCAATGGTTGCTCTGGTTCGTTACTTGTAAAGTAAACACCAGTAAGCAAAGGTATATCCTTGGCATCTCTACGATTCCAGAGTTTAAGGAACTTCTCTGGGGTAATCATAATGTCTGAGTCAAGCCAGAGTAGCCAATCAGATTTATTGTTGTCATACCAGCGATTGACTAACATCTCTCGCTGCTGTGCTATCTGATTGCCGTGGGCACGTAGTGACCCACAGAACTCTACGCCTGAGTTTATGAGAGTGTCTACGACACCTTCCATAAACTTGCCATCTACCATACCATTGTCGCACCAAGCGACTGCTAAGGTTTCTTTCTTTTCTTTAACCATTGTCCCCGCCTTTACTACTTAATTTTTTTTAGATTAGGATTTTTTTTCTTAGCAGCCTTACTCGCATTACGAGTACTTGCTGCTAAAATTGCAGAAGCACCTTCTTTAGAGATACCCTGTTTTTTAGCAATCCCTGCTGCAACAGCCTTAAAACCAGGATGCTTTTTCATTAGTTTGTATACCCATTATTGTGTGAGGCAGAACCATACTTCTTTTTATTTGCTGCATCATTACCTACCATTGGACGTTTTGTAGGCATAGCAGGACTTGGCTTTGCAGATGGCTTATGAATAGGTGCAACCTTAGAATGGTCTAGCGCCTTGGTGCGTGGAGCACCTGTATTTTGTGGAATATATCCTGTTGACATTACTTCTTCTTGCCCATCTTCTTCATAGCAGAGTTCTTCATTGGCTTGCCTTTCATAAGGTGAAAGCCCTTTTTAACTTCTCTGGCTTTTTCTGCCTTGCCTTCTGGCTTTTTTAATTCTTTCTTCTTTGTTAATACATTTTCAGTCTTCTCGTATGCTGCATATGCCTTCATTTTATTCATTGCCATTATTGTATTCCTGCTTCCTTGAGTTCTCGCATTACTGTTGCTGTTGGTTTGTCTATCTTCTTTGCTTGTACCATTGTGTTACCGTCATAGGCTGCACCTAGTTTTTCAGATGCTTCGTGTGCTGCTTGTATTTGTTTTATCTTTGTACCATTAGGTTGAATACCTTGTGCTCTAGCACTACGGTAGGCCTCAAGTTCATTGTTCCATTTCTTCTGGGTGGTGCCGCTTGCTATTACATCACCTCTGGCATCACCAGTAGATAATTCTAGAAGTTGTATCTTACACCCAAAGCAACCTTCTACAAATTCTGGATGTGTCTGTCTTTGATGTAGTCCCATTATTCCACCGTAAAGTTGGCTGAAGTTACAATGGCATCAGCAATCATTGCTGTTCTGATAGCCTCAGTAATCCCAGTATGTTGACATCCACCCATATAGTAAGCAGTGTAAGTTGCTAACTCATCTTCGGTTGGATACTGTATAAGTGAGTAAACACCACCACTAAGAATGATGGTATAACTCTTTGTGCGTTGTTTAAAGTGTGTGAACAGGCGATGACCACCAATGTGTCCTTGTTCCAAGGTTGGTGTTACTAGTGTGTACGTTGCCATTGTTCTCCTTAATGAACTTACTCTTAAGTAAAGGCTAAGCGAACCTAACCTTTACTTAAGCGTCAATCAACTAAGCGACTGATGAACCGTTAAGAATACGATACAAGGCTGCTTCGCGATAACGCTTGAAGCCTAGAACGCCGTACCAACCCATTGGGCGGAAACGCATTAACTGGTCAATAACTGGACCGATAACTACGTGTGGCTCTTCAGCAACGGCTTCAGCCATTGCTTCCTTGCCAGCAAGAATTGTGCGGTATACCTGGGCGCTTGAAGCACCGTCAGTATCTTTGAACATACGAGCAGACTCTACGAAGTAAGCACCTTCGTATGAACCAATTTCTCCAGCCCAAATTTCTTCCTTTGAGTTGTACTCGTGAGGAATACGCCATCCACCAGCACCAGTCTCAGCACGAAGGTCGTGTGAAACTTCTGGGTGAATACCACACCAGTACATTGAACCCTTACGAGGAACTGACAGACCTGAACGCAACTTAGCAACAGCCTTACGGATGTTAGCAGAAGTGATTGTATCTGTAGCAGCAATTGTTACTGTGTTAGTACGTGTACCACCGTAGATGATGTTTGTACCACCACGAAGTTCAGTCTGTGCGACTGTATCAATTGAACCTGCAAGGTTGAATGC